CGCTTGTGGTTTGCACAATTTGCGGACTGCCATGCGGATGAAAAACTATTGAATTTTATTATTTATGAATAACTTGAGATTTTGGAATAATGTCTAATGTACGCCACCCGCTGCTGTAGTGGCGGGTTGGCTTAATAACTGACTGAGAGTTAGCCGTGATACAACTACAACCTAACTCCCTGACCTTAAAGCCAAAGCCACGGGCTTATACGGCTAAAGATTTTCCGCTCAAACGCGCGTTTAATGATTACGGGTATTTTGAGTTATCCGGCTCGGCGGTGACAACCAAAGCCGAGCGGGATTTATTGGACAAGCAATACCGTTGGGATACGCTGGCGGTGTTGAGCCTATTCGGGCTATCGGATTACGTGGCGCGGAATCGCAGCCAGCCTAAGCATTCGCTGATTACTCACGATTTATACAACAGCACCTTCGAGTTTGAGCTGAAGCGGTTGGACGGGATTGCGCCCGGTGGCAATGCGTTGGTGCGTAAGGAATCGTTTGCAGTAAATGCCAGCGGTGATTTGCTGTATTACGCGGATGCGGATTATGGGTTGAGTTATAGCTTGTCGGGGTATGACTTGATTGCCACGCGCAGCAGCTTAACGCGGGATTACGCGGTATTGGCGGGCGATACGGTCAAGCGCGTTACGGTGGATAACGGGGATTCAATGGCATTTTTTGTCATTGATGCCCACGGCAATCTGATTTTTCAAGCCGACCCTGCCTTGGGCTTGTCGGCGCAACTTAACGCTAACGGTGAATTGCTGGTGGCGTATGACGCAACTATCGGCGCGGTACAAACCAATGCGGTTGGGGATGTAACGTGGCGCAGGGTTAGTGCTGGCGGTAGTGCGCCTGTGTTGGGGTGCCCGTTGGTGGACGGCTTTGCGGATAACCGCGTGGAGTTTCGCACCGCGCAGCAGTTTTCATCGGGCAGAATCCGGCAGGTGGGCAAGCGTGCGGGGTTTTTGCGTGAGGTGTCATTCCGGCAAGATCTTACGGCGGATGGCGCGGCTGAGTTCGTGCGCTTTTATCGTGATTATGATCATGAGCCGCTGACGTTGGCGTGGGTGACTGCCCAGTTCGGTGCAGCTCGGCGGTTTGTGTTTGGGTCGTCGCCGTGGGAAATCAAAGCCACGGGAAGCACGTTTGATTTGTCAGTACAGGGATTTATCGTATGAGTGTCGGATGGGATGCGGCGTGGGAAGAGGCGGCGGCGTATGCGCCAGCGGATGATGTGTGGGTGGATACGTTGGAGATCCACAACATTGCACTGACTACGCCGATTCGGGTGTGCAATTCATTCGAGCCGTTGGTCGTGGGTGCGATGACCTTTCAGCCGTTTTACTTTGAGCTGTCGTTGCCGGAGGTGGCGGCGGGTAGTTTGCCGCAGATGAAGGTGGGGATTGGTAATTTTAGTGCGGAATTGCGGGCAGCGCTGCGGCTGATCAAGTCATCCAGCAGCGGCACAACTGTCAAATATCGGCAGTATCGGCTCGTGAATAATGTGCCGGTGCTGGGGGATTATATGGATTTGCCTATGCCTGTGGCGAATATCGACATTCCCAGCGGTGACGCGATGATTAGCGTGACGTGTGAGCCTACGAATATCGTTAACCTGCCCTTGCACCGCAAGTTCTACACGATTTCCCGTTTCCCTGGTCTGAAAGTATGAGCTGGGTGTTGCCGTATCTTAACCAGCGTTGGACGGAAAAAACCGATTGTTACCACTGGTTTGCACGGATTCAGCGGGAAGTCTTTGGGCGCGATGTGCCGTTGGTGGCACGCCCTGCGTATCGGCATCAGTGGGTTGAGGCTGGCAAGGATGCGGCGACGTGGCGCGATGGTGATGCGGTGATTATGTACAGTGTGGCGCGGGATGTGCGCCTTACCCATATTGGGGTGTGGCACACGGCAGACGGTGGCGGCGTGGTACATGCGCAAACAGGCGGCACGGTGTGCTTTGATGCGCGGGCGAACCTTGAACAACAACAATGGGCAATCCGTGAGGTGCTGCATTATGCCGATGATACACATTAGCCGGAACGCGCTGGCGAACATTAACGCCACGGAACGGCATGAGATTGCGGCGGGTAGTGATGTGCTGGGTTTTGTGGATAGTCGCGAGGATTTGCAGGGGCAAATGCTGATTGCGGTGGTGAATGGTGAGCCGCGCTTGCGTGGTGAGTGGGTGCAATCGCTGCATGATGGGGATGTGGTGCTGCTTATCGTTAGACCGCGTGGCGGGGGTGGGTCTAACTCGTTGCGGGTGTTGGCAAGTCTTGCGGTTCTCGCGTTTGCAGGTTGGGCTGTGGGGGCTATGGGGCTGGTGGGTTTGACCGCTAATCTGGTGCGGGCGGGTATCGTGATGGCTGGCAATATGCTGGTGAATCAGTTGATGCCGCTGCCGACGCAACCGGATAGCCGCGCATTGCCTGAACCCTCCCCTACTTACAGCTTGCGCGGTCAGTCGAATATGGCGCGGATTGGGCAGCCTATCCCGCTGCATTATGGTCGCCATATTGTGTGGCCTGATCTGGTGATGTCGCCTTACTACGAGTACAGCGGGGATGATCAGTGGTATCACGTTCTGCTGTGCGTTGGCTTGGGGCATGTTGAAGTTACTGATATTAAGTTCGGGGATATTGCTCTGCTGTCGTTAGACAGTGCGTCTTATGGGGTGCAGGTGATGTATCCGGGGCAAGCGGTGAGCTTGTTACCTGCAACGGTTTACACGGCGAGTGTGAGCGGTGTGGAATTGTCGGATGTGTATTCGACGGCGGGGTTTGCTAATCCGCCGGGTAGCCAAGTAACGGAACTCGGTGTGGATTTTGCGTTTACGGGGCTGGTGAAGATTACCCGCAATGGCGATATGGCTGACCATACCGTGACGGTGGAGGTGCAGGCGCGTGCGGTGAATGATGTGGATGCGGCGCTAACGGGGTGGAGCGTGGTACTCACCAAGGCGTTTACTGCCAAGAGTGTTGACCCGTTGCGGGAAACCGTGCGGATTCCGGTGACGGCTGGGCGTTACGAGGTCAAAGCACGGGTGACGGTGAAGCCGCACACGGAGAAGGACGGCGACGGCAATACGTACCGTGATACCTGCGTGTGGGGTGGCTTGCGCGGCTATGGGCATACGCATCCTGATTACGGGGATTGCACGCTGTTGGCGGTCAAGGTCAAGGCGAATGAATTGCTTTCGCAGCAATCTACCCAGCAAATTTCCTGTATTGGCACGCGCTACCTGCGCCACTGGACGACGGCAAACGGCTGGTCAGTGCCACAGGCTTCACGGTCGATTGTGTGGGCGTTGGCGGATGCTTACTTGAGTGCGAACAATGGCAATCAGCCGGAAAACACGGTGCTGTTAACCGAGTTGGAAACGTTGCACACGCGGCTGGATACGTTGCACCATTATTTTGATTACCGCTTTGATGAATCCGGCGCGAAGTTGCTACCAACCATGAACTTGATTGCGCGGGCGGGTCGGTCGATTGTCGTGCATCACATTGGGCGTTGGCGGGTGATTCGGGATGAGCTGAAAACCGTGCCAGTGCAGATGTTCACCGCTGACAATATGCGGGATTTTTCGGTGTCGTTGTCTGCGCCGCAAGATCATGACCCCGATGCGTTGCTGGGGACGTTTATTGATGCGGATACGTGGCAGCAAGCCACCCTCACCTACTCCGAGATTGCCGAGCCGTTACGACCTGAAACCGTGGATTTGCCCGGTGTGACCAGTCGCCAACAGGCATGGGGTGAACTGGCGTATATGGTGAAGGCTGAGAAGCGCCGTGAGCGCGGTAGTTTTGTGACGGGGATGGAAGGACGCATCCCCATTATCTATGACCTGATTGCGGTCTGCCCTGAAGGCGTGGATTGGGGCTATTACGGGCATGTGGCGGGGATTGATGGCAATACATTGGTGTTGTCGAACCCGTTACCGTTTTCCAGCGGCAAGATCATGTTGCGCAATGCGCGGGGTGGCAGCCTTGGGGTGTTTGCTATTGCGGTGAATGATGGCGTGACCGCCACGGCAACGGGGTTGCCTGCGTTAACGTTGCCGGATGTGAACCGTGAGCCGATTTATTACATCGCGGGTGAAACCGAGAGCAGCATTGTGTTGTGCAAGGTAACGGATTTGCGACCGCAGCAAGATGACATGGTACAGGTTGGCTTTGTGGTGGAGGATGCTGGCGTGTACCTTGCGCCGGGTGAGCCGCCCGTGGATACGCCGTCTGTGGTTGGCGGTGGCGGGGTTAATTTGGCTATCCCGTGGCTGAATTCGGCGGGTCGGTCGAAGACAGAGGGCGCGTGTTCGCTGACGTTTGCGTGGGGCGCTGCGGGTAGTGCTGAGGTGTATGAGGCGGATTATAAAATCAATGATGCGGTGTGGGTGCAGGCGGCGTTGTCGGGTGAGTTGAGTTATACGCTGGATGCTACACCTAGCCAGATGATTCAGTTTCGCGTGCGTGCCAAGTCGTCCAAAGGCATTGGGGCGTATCAGAGTATTGGGGTGACGGCGTGCGGCGCGGCATTGGCGGTTGCGCCTGACCCCGGACAGTTGGCGTTAGAGTCGCCGTTTGTTGGGTCGGTGTTGAAGGTGGCGTGGTCACTGACTAAAGATGTCGGTGTTTATAAGTTGCGGATTTATGACACAGCAACGATGACGTTACGCCGCGAAGTGACTACCAGTGCAAGCCGTTTTGATTACAGCTATTTAGATGCGCGGGGGGATGGTGGCACATTCCGCAACATGACGCTGCGCCTGCATACCACGCGCAATGGTGTCGTCAGTGATGTGTATTCGCAACTGGTGGTGAGTAATCCGCAGGTTGCGGCGTTGACGGGTTTGCAAGTCGTGGGCTTTAATTCTCAAGTGGGGGTGTTGTATACCTCACCCACGGTTAGCGATTGGGCGGGCGTGCTGGTGTATATGTCTGAGGTCAAAGGATTTACACCTTCGGCAGCAAACTTGATGTACGACGGCACTGACCCCGTGATCGGGTTGCCGATTAAGACGGGTGCGCCGTATTACGTGCGGGTGGCGGCTTATGATTTCTGGGGCCGCGATGCTTTGAATATGTCGGCTGAATACGCGGGGTCGGCGTTGGTGGTGGATACCGCATCTATCACTAAAGAACTGGATGCACTGGCATTGGCGCTGGATAAAGTACCTAGTGTGGTGGATTCCGCGATTAAAGCGGGGGTGAATGCACAGTACATTACGGGGCAAATCACTAAAACCCAAGTCAGTGACGGGGCTATTACCACGCCCAAGATTGCGGCGGGTGCGGTGACGGCGGGTGAGATTGCGGCGGGGACTATCACGGCGGCGGAGATTGCTACGGGCGCGATTACGGCGGGCAAGATTGCGGCGCTGGCGATTTCGGGCGATAAAATCGCGGCGAATACGATTACAGCGGGCAAGATTGCGGCGCTGGCGATTTCGGGCGATAAAATCGCGGCGAATACGCTGACGGCTGACAAGTTGTTTGTGGCGAATCTTGCCGCTATTTCGGCAAGCATGGGGACGTTGACGACGGGAAAGCTGCAAAACGCGTCGGGTCGGGCTAAGGTTGATTTGGATGCGTCTGGTTCAAGTAATGTGGTGGAGTTTCGGGATGGGCTGGATAGCATCCGCTTTGCCATTGCGGCGAACGGCAAGGCTACTTTTACGGGGACATTGGGGGTTATTGACCCTGATAGTCAGTATGAGTGTTTTGCGACGGCACAACATGCTTACAGCAATAGCTACATTAGTTCCGCACTTACGCCTTCAACTTCGGTGGGGATTGCGTTTTATGCGGCTAATGGGCATTACGGCGCGGCTCGGACTCAACGCATCCGCACGAGCACCAACACGGGGCAACTTGTTCCCGTGATTGTTACCGCTACGGCGGTAGTCGATCATCATTTTACGCTTTGGTACAAGCAGTCGACGGCAAGTCAGTGGTATCCGTTTGCGTATACGTATGACCCCGTGGGGGGTGATGGGTCGGTGACGCTGACGGCGGTGATGCAGTTGGGCATTACTAAGTCGGATGTGCTGTATATCAGTGCTACCGCTACCGATACCAGTGGCGGGGTGTATGACAGTAGCAAGGTTCATTTGCGTCAGTTTCAGATGTCGGCAATGGTGGTGAATATATGAGGCAGTATCATTATTGGGATGATGTGGCGGACAAGCCAATCATCAGCGACACGCCCATTACTAGCAATGGGGTGACGCTTAGAGGCGTGGTTGATGTGCCTGACCCTGTGCGCGGGAGTGATCTGGCGGCGCAACAGTTGGCGGATTTGCCACGTTTGATTGCCAAACAGCAGAGGCGTCTCACAACGGATGACCCGTGGCAGATGTGGCGGTATTTCAACAATGCGCAGGTGGCGCGACTGATTCTTGATCGTAAGGCGGATTATCTGTTGGTGGAGGCGTTTGAGGCGATGCTGTCGGAAAACAAGCTGGAGAATCCGGCGTTTTATGGTGGGATGACAACGGATATGTTTGCTCATTTCCTGCTGGGGTTGCATCAGGATTTTATGCTGATGGGGTTGCGGTTGGAGGCTGAGCGGATTCGGCGGCGGCGCGGGTTGAATTTTGGCGAATCTACGTGAATCTTTGACGGGTTTGCGCCCCTTGCGTCACGAAGATTCGCGTAGATTCGCATAGATTCGCGGTATATTCGGCGGTTGCGGCGTAAATCTGCGCAACCGTGGCTTTGGTCTTTTCGTCTAGGTGGGTGTAGCGGCGCAACATATTCCAGCTTTCATGCAAGGTGATGGCGGCTACGGATTGGATGGGCAAGCCTGTTACAAACTGTCCTGTGGTAGCAAAGTGGCGGTAGTCATGGAAACACAGGTCGGGTATTTCCAAAAATGAGCAAGCGCGGGTGAAGTTGGCGCTGATCGTGCGTGGGTTGTAAGGAAATATTTCGGGGTGGGTTTTGGGTTGGCGCTGGGCGATTTCCCAAGCCTCTGGCGGATAGTTGAAGGTGCGGTGGTTGCCTGTTTTGGCGCGTGGGTGTTTTGCGTCTCTGACGATGCCTGTCTTGTGGGTGTCGTCGTTATCCTCCCAGCGAATGCGGGTTATTTCGGATTGACGGCGGGCGCTGTACATGGCGAATAGTAGTATATCTAGCATGGGTATGCTGGAGCGGCGGTGTTGCTGGTCGTGGAAATAGTCGAGGAGTTGGGTGTGTTCGGCTAGGGTGGGTATGCGTTGGCGGGAATTGGGACGGGCTATCATGCCATTGGAGCGTAGGAATTCTTTCGCTGCGAGTATCTGGTCAAGTTTAGCGGTTGCGCTGCAAGCGGCTATCCCGAATTTCAATAAAATATTGAACCACACAATATCATTGTTAGCAGTTTGGGGTTGTGCGCCGGAATCTAATCGCGTGTTAATGTGGGTGATGTAGTCGCTGCTGGTGAGTTGCGCGATGTGTTTTTGGCTGATGGGGTAGCCTTGCAGGCGTTTTAGATCGGAGAGTTTGCTTCTGCCCATTCGTACCTTGCCACTGTATTCGGCAATGTATTTTTCGGAGAGTTCGGCTATGGTGTATTCTTGGGTTTTTGGCTGGATGCCGTTGATCTTTAGTTCGGCTTCACGCTTGTCTGACCATTGCACGGCGTGGGCGCGTTTCTTGAATGACTTGGATTCGCGGTGGAGGGTTTTGCCGGATTTGCGCACGACGATTTCCGCGCAGTAGCGCGTGCCGTGGGTGGTTTCGTAGGTTTTAATGGTTGCCATGCGTATTCCCTTTTCCGGTACGAATGGCGGTTTGTATTCGTACCATATTCGCGGTGAATGTCGGTTAATGATAGGGAATGTAGTGTATATGTCGGGTTTTGTCGTTGTATTAAATTGGGTAGGTGCTTGCTTGATATTGTTAAGTTGTTGGTTTTATTATGAATAGATTGTTTTGTGTTGCGCCCATGTTGGATTGGACTGACCGTCATTGCCGTTATTTTCACCGTCTTTTATCAAAACAAGCCGTGTTGTACACCGAAATGGTGACAACGGGAGCGTTGTTGCACGGCGACCCTGAGCGGCATTTACGTTTTAATGCCGAGGAACACCCCGTTGCATTGCAATTGGG